GAAACCCAATAAGCTTCTTCATCTATAACTAAAACATTAATCTTATCTTTACTATTACGCTTTTCTGATTGCGTAAGAGGTTTTTCTTTATCTTCTAAAGGATAAGAAAAAAATCTTTTCATTACTTTATGTAGATCACTTTGTCTATATAAAACCTGAGCATATTTTTTTCTTTTTCTTTTAGCTATTAAATTAATTATAGCCCATGATGATAGCAATGTCAAGCCTATAACTACAAAATATAGCATGCTACCCCTTGTTAAAACTAAATGAACTTCCTGACCAAAACTTCTTTTCACGTTCTACGATTGCTCTGGACCATGCAAATCCTGCATCTCCGCCCCAAGCATCCCACATAATTCTACCGTTAGATGGAAACTCTGGACCATCATAAAAACCTTTACCTTTTTTATCTACTTCGTGACGTGAAAAAAATGAATACATTCTCTTAACAGTACTAAGAGACATAGCAGATCCATTTACAATATCTGTTGCTCTACCCCAACCTACAGGAGTTCCTGCACCAGTTGCTTTTCCATCTTCTTTCCATTTTAAAGCACGTCTTGCTGCTGCTTTCATGCCAGCATTTGGAGAGTATGTATCAGCCATTACTTTGAAAATCCTTTTGGATCAAACAAACTACCAGTCCAAACACTGTTCTTGCTAACTGAGTCAGACTTGTATGTGCCACCTCTACGCTTATACTCTTGAACTACCCAAGCATTTGCAACCGCAGAAGGATATACATCAAACTTATCTTTGGCTGCTTGAACAACTCTTGCATAAAGCTGTGAGTCTGCAGGCTTTGATCCACCTCTGCGTGGCTTAATCATATCTTGATAATTAGGTTTCTTTGCTTTTCCAATTGATGAATCATACATTGCCATAGAAACATCTGAATTCATATCAGAATATGGATTCATATCATTATTTTGAAGATCTGGAATAAACAATGGTTCAATTTTTGTTACCATTGTTGAATTTACTCCAATTAAATATTCAGTTTCGTCCCAACCATAATCATCTTCAAATTCAAGAATTCTAACTAAAACTACTGGTTCTTCTACTGATGCTTCTAAAGAATAATCAGAATTTTGTATTCCAAACATGCCATCTGTCATAACATATTGAATAATCCCAACATGTATTTCATCTTCACATGAAGCAATAACAAAATCACCTTCTGCAGGCATTGATTTTTCTATAATAGAAATAAACTTTTTTGCAGTGCTTGCCCATATTGCTCTTGCTTGTGCTGAAGCTTTAGCTTTAGTTGGATGACATCCATGAACTGTGCCATCTGCGCTTACTGTTGGGTATCCTTCACAGCCATAACTTCCCTTAGCACCTGCACGGTACCCACCTGCTGGCTTGCCTTTTCCTGCTGGCATAACTGCCTCCTAATCTATAATATCATTATATCAGAGTTTACTTGAGAAGCAGTCTTTTAACTTCAGTCAATGCCCAAGACTCCTGTTTAGATAGTTGGGACACAGCCTCTTTATTAAAAGCTTTTTTAGATACCTTAACTACTGGATCTTCTTCTAAAAAGTTAATATCTACAAACCCTTTTTCCCATAAATTTAGTATATCCTTATTGACAAAACGAATATGCTCTTCATATAACTCTGGCATTACGTCCTTCATTTTTGGAGTAATAGTATATAAGAACTCGCCAGTTTCAGCATCAAGGGCTCCTATTTCTAAAGCTCCCTCAAGAATTAACATTGATATAATCTCGTCTTCTTTATTCGCCATAGTTTATAAGTTCCTCTAATTGTTCCTTTGTCTGTGCGCCAGTAGTTCTGTGCACCTCTGTATTATCCTTCATTACAATAAAAGTTGGTACAGATTTAACACCAAAATCTTGTGCCATTTCCATTTCAATGTCTACATCGATAATGTAAAACCTTGTTTCGGTTTGATCATGATTAAGACTTTCTACAATTGGCCTAGTCTTTTTACAAGGACCACACCACTCTGCTGTAAAGTATAATACGGTATTCATTTACCTGATTTTGCTCTAGCCTTTTTAAGTGCTTCAAAATCCTTTACCTTAGTATCTCCAAGGTATCCCCAAGCATATCCATCATTAATCATCATGTCATTAAGGGATACTGTGTCTCCATTAATATATACCCAACCTAAAATACGACCATACTTTTCAGATGAGTCCATTTTTTCAGTCTTAATTACAACAGACTTGGCATCCTTTAAAGCCTTCTTTAGGTACTCTTTAGCTTCTAGGCCAAGGGCCTTCTCAGCAAGATCCTTTGTGCGTGACTCAGGGGTATCAATACCAGCTAGTCTAACACGGGATGCAAATAAAATATCAAACCCTAAATCAATAAGAACGTCAATGGTATCCCCATCTACTACATTCTCTACTTTTCTTACATAATATTCATACATTAGTAGTCTTTACCTTTCGCTTTATCTTCAATAAGCTTATCTCTTTCATCAATTATAGTAATCATAAATGACATCATCTTTGCGTACCCTTCAGGATTATTTATAATTTTATTATAGTGATGACCGCAAAAAAATAACTCACCATTTAATCCAGTAACTCTAACTAAAGCTTCTGCTGCACAGGAATCGCAACGATCAATAGGACTTAGTAACCAGTTTTGCTTAACTTCTTCTTCTATAATCATTGTGTTCATAGTATACCGCTACTTTCTATTGTCAGTTGAATAAAATCCAGTGCCGTTGAATACTGCTCCTACATTAGAGTATACACGTTCCAGTGGTAGATTGCAAGTTTCACAATCATACCCTGGATCGTTTTCTTTAATTGAACGAACTTTTAAAACAGTATCTGGACATTCTCCAGTGCATCTATACTCGTACGCTGGCATATGCTATTTCTTAGTAGCCTTTTTAACTGCTGGCTTAGTTGCTGGCTTTGCTACAACAGGTGCTTTCTCTAATAGAGGAACACCCTCTTCGCCAGTGTAAAATGGACGGCCCCAACCAACAACTGCGTTAAGTATTTTCTTTTTATTATCTTTGACATATGCACGAGTCTTTTCAACACACATTCCACCATTGCGTTGGTCTCCTTTTGCAGTTCCAGATGTATTGCCTTCAATAACTTGAATAGTTCCATCACCATTGTTTTTAATACAAAGACCAACATGTGAAATACGATTTACACCGTCGTCTGGAAAATCAAAATAAATCCAATCTCCTGCTGATGGGTCATCATTACGAGCATCTGCCCAACGATTATTCTTCTTAAACCAATCTGCTGCTGCTACTGTTGATGCACTCTTAGGATACTTCTTTGGGTCTAGTCCAGCTGAGAACGCTGTCCAAGATACAAATGATTGGCACCAAGGCAAAAAGTTTGCGCCTGTCCACTTTCCATACTTTGTTTCATTATCTTTTGGACCTTCAATGGTTCCAACTTCTTTTTTTGCAATTTCAATGATTGCTTCTAATGATCCTTTTACTGACATAATTGCCCCCTTTATTGGCTAATATATATAAGTATACACTATGCTGATTTATCTGTCAACCTAAGATATGTTCTTATTCTGTGACAATTAGCGCATACTACTTCACACTTTGCTATCTCTTTTTTAATTGCTGCCCAAGAAAATCCATCATGGATCATTCTTGAAATATTATATTTTTTATCTTTTAAATGATCAAAGTCTAAGACTATATGGTTATTTTCTCCGCAGTCAACACACCCGCTGGCTTCTTTAATTTCTTTCAGTCGCCTTTTGAATTGCTGCTTATTATAAACCGCTAATTCTTTCTCTGACATGTTGTTATTATTATACACCTAAAATATAATGCCCCACACAGGTAATTCAGGCACGATGGCCCAGGTTATGTCAATGGGTAACTAATCCATCACTAAGGTCCTGTGTGGGGACATCTATATTGTACTACTTGATTTTAATTGTCTTTGGTTTCTTTTCTTCAGGAACAATACGATCTACATTAATATGTAGCATACCATCCTTCATTTCAGCACCAGTTACTTCCATGTACTCCCCAAGAGCAAATGATCGTGTAAATTTACGACCTGCAATACCCTTGTGAACTACTTCTGCATCTGTTACTTCTAAAATTTCACCCTTAATAATAAGAGTTCCATTGTCTACAGATACATTAATATCATCCTTTGAAAATCCAGCAATAGCTAATGAGATTCTATATGTATCTTCATCTAGTTTAAGAAGATCATATGGAGGATATGAATTTGAATTTACTTTATGTGCATTGTTTAAACGGCTTAATTCTCTATTAAAGCCAATAAAAAAAGGATCATTGAAAAGATCCATTGTGAAACTATTTACCATTTTATTCCCCTTTCAAGCGAATAAGTTAATATACCCCTCATTCGAGCAGGTATCTAATAATTATATCATAT